AGTTGGAATGCCATACTAAAAAACAACGGATTCGAGCATGTGAATCCCAAAAGTTATCACTTTGGAGCCAATGGCCATAGATTTTGGTCAGAATATGTGTTACAATACTTAAAGCAACACAAACTTCTGGACCGCCCTAATGAAATATCTACTGATTGATACTGCTAACATGTTTTTCCGAGCCCGCCATTCGGCACACAGGGCCAGCGACACATGGACTAAATTGGCTTTGCGCTACACTTGACCATGATGAGTGCCAACAAGGTAGCTCGGCGTTTTGGTGTAGATCATGTGGTTTTCGCACTGGAAGGGCGTAGCTGGCGCAAAGATCACTACAAACCCTACAAAGCCAATCGTGCTGTGGCCCGTGGTGCCATGAGCGAAACTGAAGCAGAAGAGGACAAGTTGTTTTGGGAAACCTATGATGAGCTGACTAAATACTTGTCTGAGAAAACAAATTGTAGCGTAATCCGCTGTGCCACAGCAGAAGCGGACGACATCATTGCCCGCTGGATTGCACTACACCCCCAAGATGAACATATTATTGTCAGCAGTGATTCAGACTTCGTTCAGTTGGTTGCACCCAATTGTCAGTTATACAATGGTATAAACGATCACCTGTTCAGTGTTGATGGCGTAACAGATGCCAAAGGCAACCAATTGAGTTTCACAATCGAAAGCAATTCAAAGATCAAAGTAGGCAAAGCCGACAAGAGCTTTGTGGCTCCGACTGATTATCAGAAGTGGGTGTTGTTCTTGAAATGTGTGCGCGGTGATCCTGGTGACAATGTGTTTTCGGCATATCCTGGTGCCCCTGTAAAAGGCACAAAGAATCGTGTGGGTATTACAGAAGCATTTGAAGATCGCAACAAAAAAGGATACAATTGGAACAATCTCATGTTGCAACGTTGGTCGGACCACGAAGAAAAAGAACACAAGGTGCTAGAAGATTACGAACGCAACGTGACCTTGATTGATCTCACAGCACAACCGCAGGCAGTGAAAGATATCGTGGATGCTGTGATCCGTGAACAGATCAGTGACAAAGATACAGGTATGGTAGGCGCACACTTTCTCAAGTTCTGCGGCAAGTATGAGCTTACCAAGCTGAGTGACCAAGCTGAACCCATTGGTCGTTGGCTGAATCAAACATATCAAGGAGCATTAAAATGATCATAGCAAAACCGGTAATTGACAATCAATACTGGATTCTCAAACAAAACAATCAAAAGATTGGCAACATTGAAGCCAGTGCAGATGGGTATGTTGTAAAAATACAAAATCAAGTATCCAACTACAAAACCATGCCCATGGTTAGAGAAGTGATTGACATCACTTTTGAACCTTCTGAAACAGTAACACCACCGCCCAATGATTCAGTTCACGGATATGAAACTGGATGTAAGACCTACAACGGATTGTGGAATGTGCGACTGAAGTTGCCATTGTTTACCAAACAGGAAAAATCCAAGTCGTGGTTTGCGGCTGGTTGGTACACAGTAAAGCAACATCGTTCATGGAAAATTGTGCGTAATCCCAAACTGATTGCACTTGAGCGTTACAAGTATCAAGGTCCATTTTACACCAAGGAACAGGCAAGTGCATCGGTTTGATATTGCAAGTTTTGGTGATAGTTTCATTTATGGAACAGAACTATCTGACAATGATGACGGTGCTCAGGCCTGGCCGGCCCTGGCTGCAAAAAATTTAAATTGTTCTTACAAAACATTTGCTGTTCCAGGATGCAGTAATGACAATATTGCAAGACAAATTTATTCTTATTATAGCAATCCAAATAATGCAGGTACACTGGCAGTTATAAATTGGACTTGGTTGCATCGTTGGGATTTTTATATGGTAGCACATGAAAAATGGATCACACTAGGCGAGACGTGTGTCCCTGAAAAACTCATGCAAGACATCAACGCAACCGAAGCTCACCGAGTAGTTGATTTTTATAATGATTATACCAACAGTAGTTTAGTTTGGAATAAATTTCGAAACTTACAAACTATCTATGCTGTGCAAAACTTTTTACAAAATCAAAATATAGTTTCTATCCAAACATGTATGGATTACCATCTATTGGATCAATCAATGCATGCCCCAGATTACATACAAGTATTGCAGACTCAAGTTTCAAAAGAAATATTGTGGTTTGACGATAAAAACTTCTTAGATTGGTCTTATCACCATCGGTATGAAGTAACCTCAATCGGGTTGCATCCGTTAATGGATGCACACAAAAATGCCGCGGCAATGTGGCAACCGATATATAAATTAAAGCTAAAGGAAATCAATGACTAATCCATTTAAAGATCAACAAATGTTTATGTTGGCATCAGGCCAGACCACTGGGTTTGAGAACATCGATCAGTATAAACTTTACCACACTCTCATCAAAGAAGAAGTGCAAGAGTTAGAAGATTCAACCACAAGAGAAGATGATGTTGACGCATTGATTGACATTTTGGTTGTTACAATTGGCGCACTACATTCAATTGGTGTAGATGTCGAAGGTGCGTGGAAAGAAGTACACGGTAGCAACATGGCCAAAATAGATCCAACTACCGGCAAAGTATTGCGCAGAGAAGATGGCAAAATCCTCAAGCCCGAAGGCTGGCAACCGCCCAGTTTGAAACAATACTTGCGATGAGTCTACATATTAATCGGTTCATTGATTCAATCAAGGCAGCGGAAAGTCGTGGTCAAAAAGACCTTATCATATCCATGCGCGATGCCAAGGATTTGCACGGCGATATAACCAAACTATTGTTGGCACTTGAACAATCACGTCGAGAACAGGCTGTTCAAAATGAACCGATTGAAGTGGTGTTATCCGGTGGCGGTTTCAAATCTACATAGTTATTGGGATAAATAAACACGGAGTTTATCTATGTCAAGACCCAAGCCACAGGTGTTAATTGAAATCACCAACAAACAAACCTACAAGACCGAACAAGTGTTGGCCTCAGAAGGCGTGTGGGCAGTTTTTTATGATAACAAACCAATCAACTTAAAAACTTCAAACATGCTTACCCAGTATCCTGGGCCCAAGTATAAAAAGGTCAGTTTCTCCAATCCTGGGCATGCCAAGAATCTAGCTCGCAAACTCAACACACAGTTTCAGACCACAAAGTTTTCAGTGGTACTCTTAAAGTCTGGGGATACTGTGTACCCCAATGCTAACTAAACAACAGATCACTCAGCAGATATTGACAGGTCTTCCTGAAGACGATCGTCCCACCTATGACGAAGCCTGCAAATCATGGTGGATGAACTTTAGAGAAGGTGGCGGATTTCGACTTACCAACGCAGGATTCATGGCCTTGAGCACATGGGAGTTTGAAACATACTCATTTGCTGTTCCGACTAACATAGTTGCTATTGCTAGGCATTTGTTGACCTTGGACAAAAAGTTGGATTGTCCTTACTACATCAAAATTGGCAAAAACCCACAGATTATTTTATTTGGTAGCAAGCAGGCAGTGATGCTGGCCATGTACAACGACTTGGAAAAGTGGTTGACGTTTTTAAACAGAACATAATTTATGTACTGGAACAATCCTTTAATTGAAGCACAATGGCCCGGTCCTCGAGATCCTGTATATGACAGCATGCACAACGGCAATCATCGTTTGTTTTGGAATCCATGTGCGGAATTTCAAAACCTACCAACCAATCAACGACTCAGTGAACTGTGTAGATGGGCAATGGAATGGCTCAACCACGACGGTATAGATGGATTTGCAGCTGATGTTCGCAACCACTACGACATTGCCAACTTGGTCAAACTAAATCTTTGGATACATGATATTCGAGCACAGGGTATCGTAAAACCTTGGCTGTTACTGGATCAAGATGGTACACTGGTCCCTGGCACTGGAGACAGTAGATTGAGATGTTTGGAACGCATACCAGAAATCCAAACTGTGCCTGCGTTCATAAGCACACATGCCAGCAGGGCCGATCAATATCAACAGTTACAACCAGTAACCACTCTGGAGCAATTTGCTGGATTATGCGGTGCTCGGCCAGGGCAGTTGTTTACTTTTAGACTTACTGATCCCACAGCGCCGTTTGGCATGTACTGGTACGAATACAACAGTGATCAAACCAGATGGGTCACACCCAGTGAATCAGATTGTGTGCAAGCCTTTGTGGCTTATGCTCAAGCACATCCAGGAATCGACATCACTCCTGAATGGTTTGATTGCTTGATTGACTGGAACCAATACCACAATATTTTAAAAAAGTAGCCGACTGAATCTGTTTCCATTGTGCAGATCGATCCGAAGATGCAAGAACATTCACTCCCAACCAAGGCAAACTGTCGTTGCAGTGTCCTGCAAATCCTTGCTTGGGCAACAGTAAATCTTTAGGCCATTTACGCAAAAACTTGTTTTGTAACAAAGGTTTGCCTTGCCGCAAATGCCAAGGCAAGTTGAGAGCAAACTTTACAATCTTAGGATGCATGAATGGCGAGCGTGGTTCTATACTGTGTGCCATGGTCATGGTGTCTACACCTCGTGCATCAACTGCTGTGATCTGCACAAGATAATCCATTAGTAATGTGGCAGCACCTGCATGACCTTGTGACGCAGACACACATTGATTCCAAAGTCGTTGACTGTCTGTGTCTGAAGAATCAAATTGACTGTAAGGACTTGCAGATGTGTTGGTAGTAAATTGCATGTTTTGGTATTGACCATATCCACCAAACAGTTCGTCGGCACCTATGCCAGTAAACAAAATTCGTTGTTGACAGTGATGCGCAATGTGCCATTGGCCCACAAAACTCCAACTCTGCACAGGCATTTGTGAACACTTGATAATGTCAATGTAGTCTTGTGCCCAATCACGTTCAGTCATGAGCAACTCAGTGAGATTTTGACATTGTTGGTCGGTCAAAAACTCTCTAATTCTTGTGCTCACAGTGTCTTTACCTTCACACACTGTGGTATACAATCCTGCAAACTCAGGCATGGCAGCCAGTATGATGCCAGAGTCTACGCCACCACTAAAGGTCAATCCCGCAGATTCCGTAGGGCGCATGTCTGCTATGACTTTGTCAAATATCCAATCAAATTCTTCTTGAGCTTCCCCTTCACTCATGGACTGTGGATTAAGGGCCCAGTCAAATATGCTATCAATTTGGAAACTTGCACCAGTTTCGGTATACAATCGACCAGGCTCACAGCGTTCAATACCTGGATAGGGTGTGCGCTGTATGGTGGGCCAATGTTTTTGCGTCCAGGATTCAATATGAATTTTAGGTTGCACATAGCACAAAATTGCCGACACTTCACTGCTCACAATCAAAATGTCATTGTCTTGATATCGATATAAACAGCGTTCGCCTTGTGGATCAGTGGCAAATCTCACTGACTCAAAATCAGTATATACCCAAGCCCACGGTCCTTCAAAGTAAGGAATCTTCTTGTAGTTCTGTTCTCGAACAGTGCGATAAACCAGTTCGGTGTCTGTGCTGTATTTGCCAAACCAACGATAGTTGTATACTTCACCGTTGTAGGCCAAAAAGTCTGATCGTGGTCGATGATAAAACTCATCTTCGCCTGTGATGTGTAGCACAGTCTGTGCTATGAAAACGTTGTTGTGATGTTGGTAGTGTGTAAAGTCTGGTCCTCGGGATTTTATTTTTTCAACTGCCTGTAGGTGTAGGTCAAGGCCAAGAGGCCGCTGACTTTTCACAAACAATACACCACACATTATTTTATTCGCTCGACAACTTGTGCCCACCACTGAGCAAAATCTGCAGGCCAAGTCTGTTTCATTTTGGCCAACTGCTGTTGATTGTGACTGGCAGCTTGTTGAGTACGCAGTTGAACTTGTTCAAATGGCAACTGTTTCATGGCTTCCACAGACTCATGACCATCACGCACAAAGTCTACCATGCGATCACCAAACTCTCCAGTTTGTTTTTCCAAGTTGAAATCTGTGCGATGCTTGACCAAGTCTGGCATGAGATCAAAGCCCATTTGCGTGAGTCGTGCAGTGGTATAACGGCCAGCATACACCATGAATGGTACAGGTGTGACTAACGCTCTGAATGTTTTTTCACTCAGTGCAATGCAGGTATCACTGCTGTAGGTTTCAATTACCATGTTGAGCCAGGCTTGCACATGTGACTGTTCCACACTGTATTCATGGTTGCGATAAGGCATCAGCGGTGCCATGTGTTCAAATGCCGAACGGTAAACAGCCTGCAAAACATCAGGCACATGGCCAAATTCTTTTGAGAAGCTGGCACGAAAAGCCGCAGGGGAATCATTTTTGCTGCCCCAATGCCAGCAGTTGAAATTCACGAGATCCCTTTCCAAATCAAATATTCTTGAATTTGGATATAGGGTTCTGGTGGTCAATTCAAGGAATAGCATCAATCGTTTGGCATCTAATCTGTTGACTGAAAAATTGAATCTGCGCTCTGGTGTCCAATCGCTTAGTTCTGGCGTGTAACTGTAGATGCCAAAATAGCTGTCGGGCAACTGGCACACTTGGTATTGTGTGGCACAGGTGATGGTATTGTCTGTTATCACTGTGGTGTTGGTGTCCCAAGCATCTGGCATGGTGCTTGGTTGGTCCCAGGGCTTGCAGGTAAACACATCGTCGGCCAAACATACAACAACCTGTTGTGATCCGCGAGCCCATACTTTGTTGGATTCAGAAACGCTGTGGTAGCCCAACTGTGTCAGTTGGCTGCGAAAGAAATCCATCATGATGTTTTCGTGCCAAATGCAACGGCTTTGTTGAAATATTTCGCCGTCATGGATATGGTGGTATGGATCTCTCATGTGGGTACTTAGCAACACTCGTGCCCCTGAGCCAAAATAGCAAAAAGTACTACTTTTTAGGGTTACAAAAAGTAGTACTTTTGTAGTGGTATCTTTCGGTTGACGGAAAATGCCCAAAATGCTATAATACACACATGATGAGAAAGAAACGTATTGATCGCAGCCACATAGTGTACTGTATCCAAATTGGATTTGAGTACTACATTGGTATTACCGCTAAAACCCAGCGCACAATCACGATGTCGCTTCGTAGCCGTGTTAACAAGCATATCTACCGTAGCCGCACAGAAGACAAAGCATGGAACCTGTACGAAGCAATTCGCGCAAACGGCGTGGAAGCAATGAACGTGGCTATTGTGGACATTGTGCGTGGCAAAGATGCCGCACACAAGTTGGAGCGCGAGTTAATACAAAAGTATGCACCTGCGCTGAACACGGATGTTCGCGTGAAGCAAAACGGTTGACCAATAATCACCGTTTTGCTATAATACACACATACACAACAAAGGAGCCCCAAATGACTAACTGGACTGACCCTATCATACATTGGAATCAACTGCCCGGCACTGAAGTCAAACGACTGCTGGCCACTTGGGGCATGGACGAAAAAGCCATAGCCCGCTACGATGCCAAGCATGGCTATGAACATCGTCCGTTGGCAGTGCCAGCGCCTGCAAAGGCCGTGGCAGTCAAGCCTGCTGTGGTTGCAGTACCAAAGGCTCCTGCAAAAAAGGCCGCACCTGCCCAGCCAGCGGCTCGTCAAAAGCACACTGGTGCGGACGGTGAAGTGAAGTTTGTGGCACACCGCAATCTGTTTGTGGGCTTCTGGGGTGGTAAGGTTGTTGTAACAAAACGCACCGAAGCCGCATGCGTAGAGTTTTTGAAAGCCCGGCAGGCCAAAGGAGAATAACATGCCCTGTAGAGATTATGGATCAGACGATGTTAGTCCTACCGACAGTTGGCAGTATCGCGACCTCAAGGAACGGGCCGACATGCTGGCCCGCATTGCCTGCAAGGCCATGACTGAACTGGAGAACAACAAAATCGAAGACTTGTTGTTGCTCCGTGATGACGAAGTGCGTGAATGGTGGGCCAAGCATAAGGAAGCAGATCGCAAGGCTCGTGAAAAAGAACAGCGTAAACAAGAGCGCATTCGACTGCGGCGTGCGGCCCTGCGTAAACTTAGTGAAGAAGAAAAGATTGCACTGGGCCTCAAAAAGTCCAAGGACAAAGACATTGAAGAAGATGTCACACAAGATTTGTTGGCAGTGGCTGACAAGATTCTCAAACGCAAAGCAAAAGAGGAATGGCAA